TGGAATTCGAACCCGCTTGTCTAGGCCGCCGGTACAATTTTCAGGCGTCTCACTATGAGATGACTGGGATTAGTATCGACATTCCTACAGACAATAAGACTACTGATGGTATTTTCGCGACGTCTATCGCTCGGGGTTTCGACTCCGACGATTATGACGGAACGTTCGACCACCAGTACCTACCCCCTGCACAGACCCCTGTCTTTGCTGACTATGTTTTGGGACTAAATGCCCAAGGCACAGACTTCATTGACAAGGCCCGCCCTGAGAGGCCCATCGCGTCGTTCGGCCAATTTCTGATCGAGCTTCGTGATTTACCTCAGTTACCACTGTTCCTGAAACAACGCGCCAAGAGATTTTCGGATCTCGGCGGGGAGTACTTGAACGTGGAATTCGGGTGGAAACCCTTCTTGAAGGACTTAAGGAGTGCTTATGCATTCCAGCAGCGATTCAAGAAGCGTTACGAATTTCTTGTTCGTAACAATGGAGTTCCCATTCGTAGGCGGACTAAGAAGGTGGTGACCATCAATGATCCCGTCGTACTTTGCGAAGGATCCCTCACTAAACCCTGGGGCCATTTAGGCAACGAGGATATAGGCGGGAACCTTTTGCTATCGGGGTATGTCGTTGGCGGCCCTATGGGTTCGCTTTACGACTACTCGGGAGCCCTATACCAAGGTCAATGTGACTATCAGTATAGGACAATCCTTACGACGACAGTCTGGAATTGTGGTACTTTCGAGTACTACGTTCCAGATATCGGGTCGGATCATTGGACGGATAAAGCAAAGTCCATCATGTCAGGTCTTGAAGTAACACCTGGCGTGCTGTACGATGTTATTCCGTGGTCCTGGTTAGTCAACTGGTTCAGCAACGTAGGACAAATTGTCCATAACCTCACTGACGCTAAGTTGGCTAACGAAGCCTTGACTAATTGCTACTCTATGTACACAGAAAAGCTGGTACATGAAGTGGAGATTAGTACCCACTGGGAAGGCATAGCTTCGGGTATAGTTGATACTCCGTCGCGTCTTGTGATTCCCGCTGGGTCTGACTCGCTTGTCTATTCTCGTGCTGAGATAAACAAGTTACGTCACCAGGCCTCTCCGTTCGGTTTCGGTGTCCCACGCGAGGCTTTTTCTGCCTCGCAATGGGCCATCCTTGCTGCCCTTGGGATTGCCCAAGGGGATCCGTACTTCAAGACGCGCAAGCAACTAGCCAAAGGTATTAGGCTAGCCAAGCGCGGCGTGAGGCGGATCATCTAACAACAAACACTAGGAAAACGTCATGCTTGCTGACCCTCTTGTCGTTACAGGGGACTGGACGACGATCACTCCGGACGCCACCGAAAATATTTCGATGCCGGCCTTGGAGCGAGCGGCGGACCACTCTCTGTACGGGTACGACGATCCCACTTCCGCTAATTACGAGAAGTGGCGGATTTTCACCGGTCATCAATACGGGAAACGATCCCGATATACTGTTCGTATTACGAACAGCGGGATTATTCCCGATTTCCTGATCGATGGAAATCAGACGACTTTTCAACAGTCGTGTTACGTCGTGTTCGATGCGCCCAATACTGGCGCCATCGATCTTTCAACCTCAGGTCTGGCTCGTCCTCAAAAGATGCTGCATATGCTGGGTTCTTTCCTCGTGTCGGTTGACACGGCGGATCCCCTGTTTCTGCGGATTCTCCGAGGCGAGACTTAACTCTTTGGGAGCTTTTCCTTCTGAGTTGAGTTGAACCAGATCGAACTTGAGACAGCAGGCTAGGGATACTACCCTCTGATTGGAGGCAGTATGCAAAGCCTGATAGACATCCTAGTGCAGGTTCTGCAAGATTGCGGAACCATGTGTGGTGCCAACCCCAAACGTGACATAATTACTGTCACGCGGAGGACCGACTATGAAGGTGATAGCTTTCTCACTATCACTCTTCCAGCCTTCTGTCAAGGCTTCGAAAGAAGCCTCGAAGAGGGTTTCCTCTCACCTGCTCACTTTCCGAAATTTAGGTTTCGGAGAGGAACACGTTGCCCCCGATTTCTCGGAGGGTTCGTGGAGAGGGTTTTCGGTCCTGATGGCGTTCTCCTCACGGAGCCGTCCTCGGATTGTATCTTTGCGATCAGACAGATTTGTTTGTTCGCTAAGAAGCTCAAACTCTCCTGCACAAGCGAGAGAGAACGGGCCGCCGAGAAAAGCTACGTGGATACTGAACGTGAGTTACGTAACCATGTCGTACCTTACGATCTCAATGACACTTTTTGTCGTGTCAGTAGGATCATTTGGAGTGATATTCTTCGGGAGTCCCCATTTGGGGACCCTTATGAAGAACTTGCTCCACGGCATGGGCCTGGGGCAACCGTAGAAGGGAAACGAGGCAATGGTAAATACCACTTTCCAAGTTGGCCAGCTCGGTTGGAGCGGGAGTTCCCATTCACCGAATTCGGACTTGCTTCGGTCCGTAACATTGTCGGTGGAGAGGAGCATCAGCTCTTCCCAGATACGCAACTCAGACCCCGGGACGAGACTCCGGTTAAGGTTGTCTTCGTCCCTAAAACCCAGAAAAGGCCACGAGTCATTGCGATGGAACCTGTGTGTATGCAATACACACAGCAATCCCTCGCTTCCTGGCTTGTCCCCCG